TACTAAACGTATTACTTTCGAATATCTAAAAACTGGCTGTAAAGGCTATCAAACATTACTAAAGTATATTAATGGTAATATGAAAGGTAATTTATGGTTATATGCTACTAAAGTATCATATCTTCCAGAAGGATTAACAGTTGGTGGTTGGATAGATTTAGGTAATACACCTATTACTACTTTACCAAAAGGATTAAAAGTTGGTGATGATTTAGATTTAGAAAATACAGATATTACTAGTTTACCAGAAAACTTAAAAGTTGGTGGTTGGTTAGATTTAAGTAACACACCTATTAGTAAAAAGCATACTATACAAGAATTAAGACAAATGCTACCAAATGTAAAAGGTGAAATTTTGATTTGACACCCATCATACGTTCCCCTATTATCCCATCATGAACCTTCAAGAAGCTACTAAACGTATTATTTTCGAATATCTAAAAACTGGTTGTGAAGGCTATCAAACATTACTAAAGTATATTAGTGGTGATATGAAAGGTGATTTAGATTTATATAATACTAAAGTATCTTTTCTACCAGAAGGTTTAAAAGTTGGTGGCGATTTAAATATGTTCGGAACAAATGTCAATACTATTCCAAAAGAATTATTTGTCAAAGATTCCTTTGAATTATCCAATACTCCTATTACCAGTTTACCAGAAAACTTAAAAGTTGGTGGTGATTTATATTTGTGTCATACTAATATCAATACTCTACCAGAAGATTTAGAAGTGGGTCGTAGTTTATATCTAACAAGCTCTAAAATTACTAGTTTATCAAAATTCATAAAAGTAGGTAGCCATGTATTCTTACGTAATAGTCCAATAGGTAAAAAATACTTTTATTCGACATCATATGAATTAAAACCATTGTTCCCAAATGTAGAAGGTAATATTTTTACTTGACATAACCATACATTCCCCTACCATCATCACATGAACCTACCAGAAGAAACTAAACGTATTACTCTAGAATACATAAAAACTGGTTATGAATTCTATCAAACATTAATGAACTATATTAATAGTGATATGAAAGGTAATTTGGATTTAGGTAATACTAAAGTATCTTCTTTACCAATAGGATTAAAAGTTGGTGGTAATTTAAATTTAAAAAATACACCCATTACTTCTTTACCAGAAGGATTAAAAGTTGGTGCTTACTTAGATTTAAGTAATACACTCATTACTAGTCTACCAAAAGGATTAAAAGTTGGTGGTGCTTTAAATTTAGCCTTTTCACCCATTACCACTTTACCAGAAAAATTAAAAGTTAGTCATCATTTATACTTAGCTCATACACTCATTACTACTATACCAAAAGACTTAAATGTTGGTTATGATTTATATTTACGTTATACTCCTATTAGTAAAATGTATACTGTAAAACAATTAAAACAAATGCTACCAAATATAAAAGGTGAAATTTATATTTGACATAACCATACATTCCCCTACCATCATCACATGAACCTCGAAGAAGCTACTAAACGTATTACTTTTGAATACATAAAAACTGGTTGTATAGGTTATCATAAACTATTAAAGTATATTAATGGTAATATGAAAGGTAATTTAGATTTAGATTATACTAAAGTATCTTATCTTCCAGATGGATTAAAAGTTGGTGGTTTTTTAGATTTAAATTATACACCCATTACTACTTTACCAAAAAACTTAGTAGTGGGTCAAAGTTTATATTTAAATAATACACCCATTACTAGTTTACCAGAAGACTTAAAAGTTTTTGATAATATAAATTTATGCAATACACTCATTACTACTTTACCAAAAAACTTAAAAATCGGTGGATGGTTAGCCTTAAAAAATACTCCTATTACAAATAATCATACCACATTAGAATTAAGAAAAATGCTTAAACATATGGCTTCTTATTTATATTTATGATTCTAAAAGATAAACTAATCCTATTAACCTTCGGCTCAATTTGCGCCTTCAGTACCTATATCTCTTTCCTAGTACGTTACCATAATTGGAACCAATACTTCACTTTCCTCCCAAGTATCCTTTTCATGCTCCTTTTTTCATATGCAACAAAATATGGAGAAATGCCCCTAAAAAACTTCTCAGCATGGTACAACTCAATCGGTGCCCTAACAGGTGTCCTCATCATGCATTTTTTAAATGAAAAAATGTCCCCCATCCAATTCGCAGGTGTCCTACTAATCTGCCTAGGTTTATTTCTAATGAATAAACGATGAAAATCCCCCCAAAAAATAAAAAAAAGTACCGTTTAAAATAAAAAAAATACCCCCAAAAAAAGAAAAAACCCCATTGACAAACACAATATAATCCACTATCCTATCCCCCATAAACACCCCTAGAATAGATCCGTTCATATAAAATAAACTCATCACTATTATGGAAGAAAACCTAAACCAAAACCAAATCACTGCACTCAAAAATGCCTATGAAGAATTAAGCTATATCCATAGACATTACCAATACGATAACCTAATGGATTATCCCTTCGAAGACCTATTCTACCTCCTCGACCATATGAAAACGCATTTCAAATTACTACAACATTTCGATAACGAACTAGAAGAACTACGTAATCAAGATTAAACAAATTAAATACTATGGTCGAACCAATCTGCCTAACCGTTATCATATGCTGCCTCATCATCTTTGGTAAAAAATGAAAGACTCCCATATAGTTCTTATTCTAATTATATTCGTAGCAATCATGCTCACCCTTATGCTATGTCTAGATTAACAAAAATAGATAAACAAGTGTTCTATAACAGAGAAAAAGAACTCCTAGAACTAAACCTAGATAAATTCACAACCGCTTTCGAACCCCTAATACCCCTATCCCTAGAAGCAGAATTCGATAGATATGATACACAACAAACAGAAGACTTCACCAAACTTACCATAAACTTCTCCGACGGTACAAACTATACCGCATCTTATATCAAATCAGAACAATTAATCATACATGGAAAAACATTCCACATAACTGGTATGTACACAGGATTCAATTGTAATGGCCCTATACAAGAAAAAAATTACGTAATCGAATACAAAGAAGATGCCACAATCATTGACCTCATATCAGAAATAATTAATTGTATTCTCATCCTAGATACCATCATCATCCAAAATAAAAACCCCATCATCCTAGAAAATGATATCCATGCCATCGTATCCCTAAACCTAAATGGTACCTACTCCGCTCAATACAAAACTACCCAATATAAACCAAAACATTCCAAATTCAAATCAAATAACCAAATCAAAACACTATTAACTTAATACTAGTACTATCATACTTCCTCATCTTCCCCCTAGTACTTATTCTAAAAAAACTATTCAAAGAGTAATACCAATTTGAATTAAATAATATTGTAAGAAAAATGTTGCATCCCCACAAAATCCTGCAATACTCATCCCAGTCAGTAACAACAACCCCAAAACAAAAACACAATGGAAGAAAATAACAAAGGATATAACATGGATGAAATAATCTATAAAGAATCCATGAAGTTTGCTAAAAAATTACAATACGGTCTCCAAGAAGGTTTCCTAGGTGTACACAAAGAAACAAACGAAGTAGCATCAATCGATATCAATAAATCCCCAAAAATGTTCAACCTCACAGAACAAGAACTAAAAGAAGTCCAAATGTTCATCTCCATCATTAATGAAGAATCTGATTCCGTACTCAATGTAGAAGAATAATCATATATTATAACCAAACTTATATCATAAACTCAAAAAAATAATAAACTCATGAATACAGTAAAACTATATATCGATAATGATGTCAACCTCTCAGATATGGATGAATATAATATCATCAAAAATATCCAAATGATTTATAATACCAATGTAGAAGTCAAAAGAACATTCCTCGACTCTAAATACGTTCTCACTTGTAATGACAAATATACAGAAGCACTAGTCTCAGAATACGTAGAAAACTTCCTAAACTAATATATGCTCAATATACTAAAAGTATTCCTATACACCATCTCTATCGTATTAGGAATATCTATAGGTGCTACCCTAGCTAACCATATTAAAACTCTTATTACCTAGGTAACATTCTAACAGAGTAAAAATACTAAAAATAATCTATACCTATATAAAAAAAATATACTAATATAGGTATAGATATATAAGAATATGGAAGAAGAAAATAATATAAAAGAATATGGAATAATTAATGGAATATTAATATCAATAATATTAGGAATGTTAAGTATAGTATATTACTTTAAGATAACTAAGAAATAGTAGAAAAAAAAAATAACAAATACTACTCTACCTTATGGTGAAGCCATCTACAGAGTAAAGTATGTCGAAAAGTGGAAAAAGTGTCACAAAATGATAATAATAGTGATATTGATAATAGTATGGTTACTTATTATTAGGGATAAGTAAAAAAGGATCACCTAGGGGAAAAAAGGTTTTTAATAAAATAAGGATAAAAAGGTAATAATGGTATAAAATAAAAGGAACACCTAGGGGAAAAAAGGTTTTTAAGTAAATAAAAAAAAGGATCACCTAGGGGAAAAAAGGTTTTTAATAGTATAGATAATCCCGATTGGATAGTATTTTTATCTGATTGGGATTATTTTTTTATTAAAAGGTATAAAAGCATTTTCTCCCTAGGTGATCCTTTTTTATTATTTTGGTAAAAGGAATAATGGAAATGAGTAAAAGTGGTATAGGGTATAATAGGATTATTAAAAGTGAAGTATTATTTTAATAAAAAGTATTTTGATAAAAAGGGGTAAACCATCCCCCGCCTACTAGGCTAAAGGTATTTTTGGGTAATGTCAATGGTAATATTTTTATTGACATGGATAAAAGTGGATAAGGATGGGTATAAAAAGAATAGAATAAACCATCCCCCGCCTACTAGGCTACGGTGATATTGGGGTTATGTAAAGTAGGAAAGTTTCGTGCCATGATGGGAATAAAAGGTAGTTGGCATGGTAATAGCATTAATGGTAAACCAAGTTAGACCATCCCCCGCCTACTAGGCTAATGAGATTTTGGTATGATGTAAAGGAAAAAGTTTTAAGAGTATTGGTAAAAGAAAGTGAAAGATTTTTGAAAAAAGGTGTTGTGGTGGTGATGGGATATGGTATGTTTGATTCATCAGCGGGGCGGTTCCTGTTGAGACGGTAATCGAAGTAGGTTTAAAGAATATGGTATTTGTAGTAGATGTAGTGAGTGGTAAGGCTAAGAAGATTTGTATGTCTTCTTTTAAGGAAGCTATTGAAGGGTGTGAGAAGAGTGAAAGTGATATTGCTACGACATATAAGAGTGAGTGTGGGGAATACATTGTAGTTGTTTTAAAGGTATGACGGAAGAACAAGTAGAAGAGTTGAAGAAGAGTTGTTCGGTACATCCTGTTTGTTTTATTTGAATATGAAAACGCAATATATTATTAGAAATAAAGAAGGTACTTTTTACTACAAAAATAGAGCTATGAATATTTTTCATAGAGAAGATGGCCCTGCTATTGAATATCTAGATGGTAGTAAAGAATGGTGGCTTGATGGTAAACTTCATAGGGAAGAAAATAGTTGTGGCGATAAAGCATGGGTTATTAATGGTAAACTTCATAGGAAAGATGGCCCTGCTTATGAACATTCAGATGGTACTAAAGAATGGTGGTTTAATGATAAATGGCATAGGGAAGATGGCCCTGCTATTGAATATCCAGATGGTAGTAAAGAATGGTGGCTTGATGGTAGAGAAGTAACAGAAGCAGAGCACAAACGTCTTACTACTAAAGAGCCTACTATTACTATTGAAGGAATATCTTTTACAGTAGATCAGTTAAAAGAACTTATTAATCAGGTTAAGTAACAATCAAATATATATTTCAGTATGAAAACAAAAAAACAATACATCATTAAAGAAGCAGAAGTTACAACATATTACAAGGATCGTAAGATGAGTATTATTCATCGGGAGGATGGCCCAGCTATGGAGTTTACAAATGGAAAGAAATATTGGTATTTTAATGGGGATGAAGTTAGTGAAGATACATTTAAAGTATTAAAAGAGAAGCCTAAGACGATTAGTATTGGTGGAAGGGTATTTACTTTATCACAGATTCAGAAGCTTATTGAGAATCTTAAATGAATAAGTTATTAAAGATTAGTTGTAAGAGTGTGCCTGAAGGATGGCGTACTTGTATTAATGAATCCATGTTGATTGGCCCATCTTTTAATAATATAAATGATTTATGGTCATGGCAGAAGATTTACATTGACACGGTAAAGGAATAAAGATAGTATATAGGGGAAGTAGATTTAGTAGTCTACTTCCCTTTTTATTTTATATGGATAATATTGAGTTTGGAGATTGTAGAGAGATTATGAGGAAGTGGAAGGAAGAGAACATTAAGATTCAATCTTGTATTACTTCTCCTCCATATTTTGGATTAAGGGATTATGGTCACGATGGGCAGATTGGATTAGAGAAAACTCCAAATGAATATATTTCAAGTTTGGTAGAAGTATTCAGATGTGTAAAAGATATATTAGCTGATGATGGTACATTATGGTTAAACATTGGTGATAGTTATGCATCATTTAGGGATGGCAAAGTAATACCTGATAGTAGTAGAGGAGATAATAAATCTACTAGTGTAGATAAAGGATTAGCTAAAAATAGGATGTCATCTACTTTTAATGGAACAGATATTAAGCATAAGGATTTGATTGGTATACCTTGGATGTTAGCATTTGCATTAAGGGCTGATGGTTGGTATTTGAGACAAGATATTATTTGGCACAAACCTAATCCAATGCCTGAGTCGGTAAAGGATAGATGTACTAAATGCCATGAATACATATTTCTTTTAAGTAAATCTGATAGATACTATTTTGATTATGAATCAATAAAAGAAGCTTCTACTTATACAGATAATAGACATGGTAAAGGTACTATTAGGTATGATGGTAAAAGAACTTCTGGGGATACAAAGGCTAATGGTCAGCGGGCTTTTGCTACTGTAAATGATAAAAGAAATAAAAGAAGTATTTGGACAGTTACAACTAAACCATATAAAGGTGCTCACTTTGCTACATATCCTATGGATTTAATAGAACCATGTATTCTTGCTGGTAGTAAGAAGGGAGATATTGTATTAGATCCTTTTATGGGTAGCGGGACGACTGCTGCTGCTGCTATCAAGCATGGTAGACACTACCTAGGTTGTGAACTAAACCAAAGTTACAAACCATTACAAGTCGAAAGACTCTCTAAGCAACAAACATTATTACTTTAAATAAAATGATACAATCATTTAAATGATATAACTTCGTCGATATTATATTTGTTTATATATAATAAACTCGCACCACTAAACTCAACTCGATTATTCCCAAAAACGCTACGTTTCCCCCCACGAACGCTACGCAAAACTCATGCTAGAGAGAGAAAGATTGTAGAGTGGCATGAAACTTTTTATTAAAAAACTCTTGAGTATCTTGGAAAATCATGTATCTTTTAGGAAGTATTGATATGACACCTTACAAGCACGCACAAAGTTCGGCCCATAAATGGGGTGGAGTACCAGAAGATTATATTCATTTACATGATTGGTTTGATGAGACTAAACAATATACTGGGGATTGGACTCATAGAGCATTAAGGCATCATAGTGCTGGTATTCAATGGTCAATAGAAAAGTTTGGTCATACCATTTTAAATAGTTCTGGACAAAAGATTCCTACAAAACTTTTATCAGAACAACATATCTTGGAAGATTGTGGATTTATTCCAACTCCCAAGGATTATCTTTCCCCATTGGTTAAAAATCCTGAGAAATGGATGCTTATGGTGAAAACAAAAACAGTAAAAGAAATCATATAAAACTATGGAAGCACAACCTATTAAAAAATCGTTACTAGAAGAAGCCAAGAATCTTGGTATTGAACAAATCATTCTTTCCTTTAGTGGTGGTCATGACGAAGGATATCTTGATGTATCATTTGATGGTGGTACATTTAATACTGAACTAGCTGAGAAAGTAGAAGAATGGGCATGGAGTGTTTATTCTTATGGCGGTGCTGGTGATGGTTCTGAATATGGTGACAATATTGTATATGATTTAACAGAAGGTAAAGTTTATTCATCTGAATGGTATACAACTAGAGTCGAAGAATCACCTGATGAAACAATCTTGGAAACTTCAGAAGAAGAATAAATCAAGTAAATAAAACAAAACCCCTCTCTCATAGGAGGGGTTTTTCTATTTCTTTACAATACATAAAACAACATAAACCATCCCCCGCCTACTAGGCTATTAACTTTCTACTCTTTTGTAAAGAAGTATTTTCATGCCAATCATCTGAATAAAAACACGATTTCGTAATAATCTTGTCACCTCTATAAAAAAAGCTAAACCATCCCCCGCCTACTAGGCTATTAGAAACTCGCAACTTTGACAAGAAAAAAAGTTTATTTTATTTTCGTAAACATGAAGGAGTTGGCATACATTTTTTTTTCAAAATACCTGTTGACCATTCTTTTTCCTTCAGGTATGTTCAGTGGCGTATGAGAAACATCCTCGCAATCATCGGTCTGGCAGTAGTAGTATCACCAATCCTATTCATCCTCTGGTTCGTTTCCTTGTAAGTTAAATCCAAACCAAATAAAACGTATGTACGACGAAGATTCAGTTACATTCTTTCACCTTAGTGATTTCAACATCTCCGAAGATTCTTACATGAATCTTCAGAATAAGTTCACTTGGGGAGATACAGATTATGCTATTGTTTCAACAGAAGCTATTCTTGATGTATTAGATGATGAAAAAGACATTAAGAAGTTTAAGAAACTCCCATTAGGTGCTCTAGTTAATCTTGGCTAATCTTTTTAATACTATGGATGAAAAAATAGCAAGTCTAGTTAAAACGTCTTTAATAGAATCTGTTTCTTTAGAGTTTTATAACCCTGATGATTATAACTCTTATGAAGAGGCTAGAGACTTTAATGATTATCATACAGTTTTTACTGGTCTACATACAACTCCAACCTTGTATGGATACCAATCAGCTATTGATTGTATTAAATCTTTACAAATGATGGCATCTATGTTTACCACAAATGAGATACCAGTAAGGGTAACTATCAATGATGTCTTCTTTAAGACTACTAATCTTACATTTGCTGATGATGCTATTATTGAATGGCTATTGTTAGAATCAGGAATGGTTGTTTATCCAGTTTAATAAAAGTGGGAGGGGAGATTATTCTCCCCTCTTTTTTATTAAAAACTTTTAATAATAACCATGCTACATTTCTACCAAAAATGCATTCACATCATAAACTTATAATAATGATAGAAACACACAGACCATCCCCCGCCTACTAGGCTAATGAGATTTTTGATTGGTGTCAATAAAAACTTTTGACCCATAAAAGTATTACCCCAGACCATCCCCCGCCTACTAGGCTAGTGGGGGGGATGGGGGTTGTCAAGCTTTTTTATTTTTGAAAAAAGTTGGTATGGTTGGCATGAAAACCCTCCGTAAAAAAGTTTCAATAATCTGAAAAAAACCCTTGTGGTGCGGATTGGTTGTGTTATGGTTGTTGATGTCAGCGGGGGGTGCGAGGTTCAGACGAAACCAAGCAAGAGGTGAGAGGCTGATTCGATCTTTGACAGTTTATTTCCAGCCTAGTGTGCTCTCTGGGGAGAACCCTACCGCATTAGCGGGGAGACGACTCTTGTTCCTCTTGTTGAGGAACTTAGGGAACCCTCCCCAGAGTAACACACTATGGCTCATAATCTTAGCACAAACGGAGAAGGCGAAGTCGAGTTTTTCTGCGGTTCCAACACCCCTGCTTGGCATGGGTTGGGTACCGTCATCGAAGGTCTCGCAACGTGGGAAGAAGCCGTCGAACACGCAAAGCTTGGTTGGGAAGTGGTTCCCCGCGAATGCTTTATTATCGGAAACGATGGCAATGCGAAAATAATCGATGGGAAAACCGCGATTGTTCGGGCGGATACAGACAATGCGTTGGCGATTATGTCCGACCGTTATCAAACTCTCCAGAACAGAGAGTGCTTTGCCTTCTTCAACGCTGTTACTGCACCGGAAGCGGGGGGAGAAAAAGCCGCAATCTGGGATACGGCTGGGGCGTTGGATGGCGGACGTAAAGTGTTCGCGCAAGCGAAGTTACTGGGCAACATGATTATCGGGAAGGGTAAGCGGAAGGAAGAAACCGAAAAGCGGTTGCTGTTCTTCACCTCTCACGACGGAAGTGCCGCAGTGACAGGCCTTTGGACTCCAATCCGAGTTGTATGCCAGAACACGTTAAGTGCTGCACTGGGGAACTTTAAGAACAAGTTCGCAGTGCGTCATACCAAGAACGCTCTTTCGAGAGTGACTGAGGCTCAACGTGTTATGGGTTTAACGGAAGGTTACTTCAAGGTGTACGAAGAAGCTATGAATCAGCTATTCACGCAAAAGGTTGATGGTGAATACGTTAAGGGTTTTATGGCTGAGATGTTCCCTTCCACGGAAGACGAACACGGTGACATTGCAACGCGAGTTGAGAACAAGCGGAACGAAGTTCTGTCCCTGTTCGAACGAGGTGCAGGTAACTACGGTTCAACACGTTACGATTTGTTGAACGGTCTTACAGAATGGGTAGACCACCACCAGAACGGACGAGTGACTGCTACTTCCCTTTCGCGTTCAGACCGCGATGCTTCGCAAGTTAAAGCGGAACAGCGGTTTACACGTTCCCTTCTTGGGGTGGGTGCGACACTAAAAGAGAAGGCATTAAACTACCTTCTGAACTAGGCTGGAAAGTTCGACCCCGATACATCAAAAGTGTGTCGGGGTCAACTCTTTTTTTCGTTCTATTTTTTTTATTGACAACCCCCCCTTTTATCATTAGCCTGGTAGGCGGGGGATGGTTCAACCTTTTTAGTTTACAAAAATACGAACTACCCTAAACCATCCCCCGCCTACTAGGCTACAGTCTTTCAATCCCGTATGCAATAAAAAAGTTTCAACAATAACCATGCCACTTTTATACCAAAAACGCATCGACATCATAAACGCCTATCCATAATAAAAACACCCAAACCATCCCCCGCCTACTAGGCTAGTCCAAAACCTATCCCATTGCAATCCTTTTTTATCAGATCATTCTTTTTTCAAACATTGGCATGAATCCTTTTTCTTTGGTTGGCATGGTTTTTGTATTGGACTTCCTACCTTTTATCTGTTTTAATCATTCCATGTTCCGGCTCGAAGACCTAGTGTTCCTCCTCTCCCTGATGGTCGCATCAGGCGTCGTCACCATGTTTGCTCTACTCTTCGGATTAGAGTTCGCAAATATATTACTCAAATAATAAAAACCCCTATGAATAAAAACCCTATGATAGCTGAACCAAAAAACCTAAATACCTATAACTATGAATACACTGATACCTTCCAAGGTGAATCGAACTACTCTTGGGTTAAACGTGGAAAGGTTAATGCCTTCACCTCTAAACAAGCGGTCAGATTAGTCAAGAAGGAACTAGGTTTAACTGGGGTTCGTTGTAAAAAAGAGGATTACGGGGACATGATTAAACTAGTCCCATCTAATAGTTGCACTGTTGTCTTTATCTCCTAACCTAATAAACATACAACCCCTCACCTAATAGGTGGGGGGTTTTTTTATACCATAACACTTCTACCATTATCACTCACTTTTTATTTGCATACCTTTCCTTTTATGATACACTCCCCCACTTTTAACCAAACCCCTATTACTACAAACTCTTGTATACAAAAACACTTTTTACTAGGTCGTCGTATTCTAGAATGTCAAGTAGAAAAAAAGTTTTTTAGGGGGGGGAGGTAGGCATGCCCAAAAATTTTTTTTTATAAAAAATCCAAGAATTTCCTTAATGGCGATTTTTATATAACACTTAAAATTTACTAAATAGTATATTATGGTTTCGTTTTATTTGTCATTACTTTCTGAAAGTGTTAAAGAAGGTAAGTTATATGTATCTAAGGGAAAGATAACTCAAGATGAGTTAGAATCTATTATTAAGATTGATCCAACACCACAGAAGAAGTATGTAGGATGGATGTGTAAGCAATGGGCTAATAAGTTAGTAAGTGATATGGATGATTTGAGGAATACTATTGAAGAGTGGAATAGTTTTTTAAATAAGAATAAGACAAAAAACAAAGATATATATGCTTACAATAACTTTTCTGAATTGAAAGCAGAAGTTAATCATTTGAATGATACTGGGGAAGGTGTATCTGTAAAGGATCTTGAGAGTGATTATGAGGTAATTAGGGATGACAATGAATTATTGATAATGTCTCCACATACTCATGAAGCTTCTAGAAAATTGGGTCTTAGTCATTTTGCTTTTAGGGATTGTGCAGGTGGCGGTAAGGATTCTGCATGGTGTACTACATATAAAGCATCTAATCATTTTAACGATTACTATTATAAGCATAATGTAACTTTTTATTATATTAAAGTACGTTCGGAAGAATTACAAAAAAAACTAGAAGCTTCTGGTTATGGTGCTCAGTATTTTGTAAGTGCGATTGCTGTATTGGATGAGGAGACAGCATATAAAGCATCACAAAAAAAGTTACCATCTATGGATGCTTATGATGGTTTGGATAAACAATTCACTGGAGAAAAGCTAACAAATTATTTAAACATTATTGGAGTTTCTTAATATGAATAAGAGGGATAAGATATTATTAGAGGAAGCATATTGTAGTATATATGAGAGTAGTTCTATACTTATACCACGTAGGAATAAAGAAGAACGTCAGAGAAACTACAAAATAGCATTACAGAAACAAATAGTAGAGTATATTAAGAATGGTAGTAAGGGTACTTTAGATTTACGTAATACACCTATTACTAGTTTACCAGAAGGATTAACAGTTGGTGGTAATTTATATTTAACAAATACACGTATTACTAGTTTACCAGAGGGATTAACAGTTGGTGGTGGTTTATATTTAAGTGATACACCTATTACTAGTTTACCAGAAGGATTAAAAATTGGTGGTGGTTTATATTTAAGTAATACACGTATTACTAGTTTACCAGAAGGATTAACAGTTGGTGGTGATTTAGATTTATATGATACACCTATTACTAGTTTACCTAAAGGATTAAAAGTAGGTGGTGGTTTATATTTAAGTAATACACCTATTGCTAGTTTACCAGAAGGATTAACAGTTGGTGGTGATTTATATTTAGAAAATACACGTATTACTAGTTTACCAGAGGGATTAACAGTTGGTGGTGGTTTATATTTAAGTTATACACCTATTACTAGTTTACCTAAAGGATTAAAAGTTAATGGTAATTTATATTTACGTAATACACCTATTAGTAAAAAGTATACTGAACAACAGTTAAAACAAATGTTACCTAATGTTAAGTATATTATGATTTAGTGTTCTAGTAGAACAGTAATGCCAACATCTTTTCTTTGGGATGGTCTATCTGAATCACCGTCTGGTAGTACTATAGCATGATATTTTACTTTATTATCATTGTATGGTAATTGTTGCAATTCGTCTGTATATTTTAGATTCTCTAGAGTTAGTATACCTTTTATCCAATTGAGTTGTGAGGATTCGATATTATTATAATAATCTACGATATTTTGTTTAAGTTGTTGTTTAGATTGTTCTGATTTGAAGATTGGTTTTTCTCCTATAGGTTTATCGTAATGTCGTCCATTGTCTTTTGTTTTGAATATAGTTTTTTTGAATAAATTTTCTGGATAGACTACTGATACTTTAGTATTTTTCATATCCATTTTAAGGAATTCTGAATGTGAGGCACCAGTACTAAAATTCATTACCATACCAGCTTCTAGTCCTTTTTTATACATATCGGCAGTTTTTGTATAGGCATAGGATTCTACGTCCATACCTTTATCTTGTAATTTTTTAGTTACATCGATAGCGATTTGTATATATTTCTCACTAAAGAAGTCACCAGCATCATTCCAGCGTATCATTAGTTTTTTATCTAGGGCATTATTTTTACCAGCGAAGCCTAATAATTCTCCATATGCTATTGCGACATATTTTTCTGGATGATTCATCATTAATTGTAATCTTCTTATTAATTTAAGATTTTTACCATCATTCATTATGTAGAATCCTTCTCTGGCATAACAATTAAGAATACAATTTCCTGCACCTGGACAAGTATTTATTACGAAGAATTTATTAGTTTTTTCATCGTATAGAACTGCTCTTAGTGCTGGTATACCAGTATTAACAGTAGCGATATTATCATCTACAGTATTTTCTGATTTTTTGCCTACACTGAATATATCTTCTGGGAATGCCATTATTTGTTTTTTAAAAGCTTCTATATCAATTTTATTAGTTTCTTTATTGATACTTTTTTCTATAGTTTTTTTAGTTATGATAGGGAATTGGACATCACGTTTTTCTCTATCATCTCCTTTTGCTTTTAATCTTTCTAATTCTGCATTAAGAGCATTAGCTACTTCTTCTGGGGTATAGCAAGATTTTTGTACATCGGGGAAATCTTTTTCCCAATTTACTTCATTTAATAAGTAAGATTCCCAAAGGATTTTTGAATCTTTATTTGAATAGCCCATTACATTATTTATTATATATTAAATTAATTTGGGTCATATCCCCATTCAAATATTGAATTACCGTCTGTATATAATTGTTTAGCTAGGACAATTTTTGTTAATATTTTTCCTTTACCTCTTAGTGTAGAGTTTTTATGTTCTAGGGCATAATTACGATCTATAGTAACCCAATCATTTGGATTGATGGTTATTTTGGTTTCTGGTTTATTTAAATCTTGGGATGTTTGAAGTTGTTGTATTTTATTGATTAAATTTTCGTAATAAGATTCTTTATTATGACCAGAAGGGATTCTACCTCTTTTTAGATATTTAGCTTTTTGTAATTCTAATTTTTGTATTTCTTCTTTTACACTAAGTATGATTGGTATTGCTCTATATATTTTTATTTTAGCATTAGGTTTATTATGACAATTACGTATAATGTTTATGGGTATATAATCTCTATTATCGCCATAATGGCCATAATATTGAGCAATTGTTTGTGATGGTAGTTTATAAAATTCTTCACCATATACATCGACTACATTCCACAGGGGAGTATCATTTTTATTTGGTGCTTTATGATAACCTCTATAGTCTTCTGATTCTAAAAAATATTGTTTAAAGGTTTTCATATTAATTACTTAGTAATATTATTTACCAAGTAATTGAGCTAATTTAGGATCATTTGATTGAACTAACAAGCCTATTTTAATTTTTTTAGAACCTTGACTTTGTTGTAATGAAGGTTGAACGGCTTTAGCTTCTGGTGCTGCTGTTGGTTTATTGATGTTTTTTATTTGATTTACGATATTACCAAACATACCTTCTTCTACGATTTGTTCTAGTGTTTTTAGTTTAAAGCTTTCTTTATAATTACCAGATTCTATTGAAGTGGTTAAATCTTGCATACCTTTAATATTGATATTTTTTTCTTTCAATATAGAAGTTAGCATATTTTTGAGTTGTGATATGACTTCTTTTTCAGAACCACCTTGTACTTCTCCTGTTAGTTCTAGTAATATTTCGGTTTTAGAAGCATCCACAGGATTTGCTTTAACAGCATGAACTATCATGTTGGTAACATTTGATTGACCATTATTAGTTACAGCACTTTCGATACTTTGGGTTACTGATTCTATATATTGTTCAGCTTCTACAGGTATTTTCACTCCCCAATTATCACTGAACATTTCTTGGAAATCTACTGTACCTGTTACATTACCAGTTTCATCTTGAGATATTTTAATTTTGTTCAAGAAATTTTTTAATTGTTCTTCATCAATATTGTTTAAATCTTCTGGAGAGATATTAGCTAAATCAGCAGGAGAGGATGAACTATCTCCAGTAGCTGCATCAGCGATAGCATCGACTACAGCTTGAACGGTATCAGAACCAAATTCAGCTAACTTTGCATAATTTTTATTAGCGATAGCAATTAGTATTGCACTAGCAACACCAACATTCTTAATCAATCTTGGATTGGATATAACCTTAGAAACAATACTTTGAAGATTAGTATTTGCCTTTTGTCCTAAAGATTTAAAGAAGTCTGTAATTTTACCTTCTTCGATGATTAATCTTTCTTGTTCTGTTAGAATTCTAGTGTAAGCTTGTTCCAACAAAAATTGATCAGAATTTTTTCTCATTATAATATTTATACATAAAAATATTTTTAATTCATCTTGAAAACAGAATAAATATTATATATGGGTAAAGGCGATCATTCACAAAGAAAAGAAACAAAGAAACCAAAGAAACCAGGATCAAAGTCTTCTCAAAAGGGAGCTAACAAGAAAAAGAAATAAGGGATTAAACCTTATATAATTTTTCTTCCTTACGAGTTGGTAGGGAACCTGTTTGTAGTATTCTACTGATACGTTTTTGGTGAGTAGAATCATTTTCTTTTGTATCACCAGCAGTGGCTACATATTCGTATTCATTTTGTGCTGAGTAGGGTCTAGAACCTTGTCTACCTTGATGAGTACCATCTGCTACTTTTTGTCCTACACCAGTACCGAATACTTGACCAGATAGAACTATTTCTAGATTATTTTCTAATACTGGATCTTTAAATAGGTTTAGAAGATATTTGTTAGCTTTGATGAGATAAGATGAAGGGTATAGACCTACGTTTTTTAGTTTCTTTTTATCATTGAGATAAATGTCTGATAGCTTTTTCATACAAAAGCTGAATATTAACATTAGACCAGAGAAGGATTGGAATCGTTTTTCTTCAATATTATTATGTTTAGCTTTTGTTTCTGAATTTGGTTTATTATACATTTCTTTAGCGATATGACATAATACGTTCCAGAAGTAGATGAAGAATCTTTTTTGTTTTTGTTTGAAGTATTTAGCTTTCAATAATTTATTTACATTAGGATCGATATCTTCTAATAAGTCATTGGAATATTTATCAGTTGGGAAGTGGGTTATATTTTTATCGAAGTATTCGTTCCAGAAGTAGCTAAAGTATCTATCGAATTTTTTATAGAATATGAGGATTGGTGTTTCTTCATTCCATTCAGATTTATTGAAATCTGCTTCTATATTAGCTTTATCTTCTTTAGGTAGGTTAATATGGAAAGCATGTAAGAATTCGTGTACTATCATTTTTGAAGATTGTTGAAGTTTTTCTTCGGATGAGATGATATCATTGATGAATCCTCTACTAAATGTTAATGTTTTAAGTCCTGATAAGTCTACTTTACCTGCCCATTCTTTATCGCCAGTGAACATTTTAAGTACTACATTGGAGTGCATACTTCTTAATTGTAGATCCTTGGTTATTCGCGTGCGTGCCAAAGCGAAGGCTTTTTCTATTTTATCTTTATTTTGTACACAAAGATTTAGGAATTGTTTTTCTCTATCTGATAAAGTATTTATATCTTTTGGTATATCTAGATAGATAGTGAACATGGGAACATTTGTCAAAACATAATATTTGCTACCGAATTTTTCTGTCAAATAAATTGTTAAATTATCAAATGTTTTAAACATATATTATTTATTAAAAGTAGCATTACCTGTCAAGGTAACAGTTGATGTTGAGTCTAGATTTACTATAGATGCGAAGTTAGCACTATTATTTGAGTAGATAGTAAGATTAGAATTTATCAAATTAATTGAATAAGGATTGACATAAGCTGGATGGTCTAAATTTATCCATGCATTATCTGCACATAATATAGTTACTCTAGTATATTGATTGGGATAAACTAATATTTTTCTTGTTCCTTCTTTATCTAGATACCAATTATTTACACTTTGCCAATAGTATCTATTATTTGTAAGGGCTATGATTGGTTTGAAATAATATTCTCCGATAGCTTCAAGATGAACATCTATACGTTTTGTAGTATCCCATCCTACATCATTTGCTACAATGATATTGAATGGTTCATAATTAGTAAATTGTGGTAAGGTAATTTTAATGATATTCTTGTTTACTATTGTATAATTAGAAGAAGATAGTGGTCTAGCTGTAATAGGAGCATAATAACTACTTGGGCCATGAACAAACATGACATCTGATAAATCACTAGGTAAATCATATGCTGGATCTAACATATCAGGAGCATATGGATCTATTACGAAATCGAAACTTGTAAGTGGTAAGCTTGTGATTATCTTTGTAGATGTAGATGATAATAATATATTTTTAGTTAAGTCAAAATTATATCCATATAATATTAAACTATTAGTATTATTAATAGATGGATAGATGATATGGGAACCTGATATTTCTGTTAGTTCAGAAGTTAATACGTTTGTAATTTGGGGAACAGCAGATATTGATACTGTTTCCATTTCATTTAGTAGATGAGAGTTTTCGTCGTATTTATATTGTTGATTTATGAAGCTAGAATAATTATCTCTATCTAGTTCAAGTTTAGATGCTACACGGAAATTTGAATCAACGAAATAAATGTTTTCTACTCTTTCTGCTGGTGCTGCTGGGAATAGCCAACCTTTGATTGTGAATGTTGTATTGGCTATGAATCTGGTTTTGCTACTTGAATCGATATCGACGGGGTATTCCAAAGCTACGGAACCGTCCCAGATAACAGTTGAGCGGATTTCTTTTACTGTATCGTAACCAAAAGCATCAGGAACTCTCCAGCTAATGACTACATAGGGATTACAATATGGAGCAAAGTTAGAAATGATTTGTTCTATATCAGATTGAAATGATGCAAGAATAGACATACTAACGCTTACATCAATTGGTAATGGCATTGGTACTTCTACTGAATATGTTTTTTCGTCTTTGACTTTTGATGGAGGATGAATGAATCCTTCTAATTTATTGAATACTCTTTCTTCATCTCTAGATATACTAGAAGCATTAATTGCTATTACAGGTAATGTAATATTTTGCGCTTTATTTACGATATCTAATAATACTCTTTGTTTTGGAGCATGAACATATCTAACTTTGATTTGTTCTTTTTCTTGTCTATTTTTATTGAATCTACCAATAACAACATCATCGAATGCTGCTACAAATTGTATCAGCATGTCTTGGATTTCAAAATGGTACGTTAGATTCTTCATTACATTTCTCGCATTAATTTAATATATCGTTTTAATATATCACTTCCTTCGGGATTTTCTTTTTTAGGATTGGCTTCAATTCCTAAAATTTTTAAATAATCACTAGGTATATCATATTTATTATGAAGAGTCCATCCTTGTAAAGTTTCACTTTTATCTATTAGTTTAATTTGTTCTATTATTTCCAAATAAACTTTAGCTATATCATTTTTAAGTTCTGGTATCTTTTTTTCAAAATATTTTTTTCTATAGAAATTTTCTTCTTTTTTTATTTTATCAATGTAATTATTAATAGCATCAATTAAAGTTTCTATTCTTTTTTTAAAATCTTTTGATGATTCTCTTCCTAGAGCTAATTGCCATCTAGGTTTTGGTGGTTTTGATTTATCATCACCATAAAATGGAAAATTCATTTGTCCATCAGATTCATATAATGATATCAAGTAAGATATCATTATAGGGTCTGAACTATTCGATGGCATTAAACTATTTATTCCAGAAAAACAATCTTACATCAGTCTGGATAAACCTAAAACGTATATTCTATTACCTTCTTCATCGTATATTTCAGTAGCAGTGCATTTAACTTTTGTTACCATTTTTGTAACACGATGTTGATATCTAAAAACTTCTTCAAATGGAATATTTTCCTCTAACATCATTTTCCATTTTCTTGTTACTCTATCTTTATCTTCTGGATGTAATGCCATCATCCAATGATGTCCTCTAGCATCTTCTTCACTCATTCCAGTTAATGTAGTCCATCTACTATTAACTTTTATACACATACCTTCAGCATCACATACAAATTGTGCTAATTCTAATGTTTCAAGTATCTCAGATATTAATCTTCCTTGAAGGCGTACTTCTCTTAAAACTTCTTCTTGTTTATCATTAATATTTTTAACGATTAATGGAACTTCAGTAATTAAGGATACAGAACTATATATTTTACTCTTTTTAAATTTATTAGTAAAAATTCTAAATCCAGTATATAATGCACCAATAATAAGTATTGTATAATATACAACATTTGCATTCTTGATAAACCAATCTACCATAATAAGAAATTATTTATTATCCTCGTCTCTATTTAAGAATCCAGTAAAGGATTGGTCAAAGTATGCTTTAAGTGATACTAAGCTAGGAAGAAAAGATTTTGATATTAATAGAAACCATTCAAATCCCTGTATCTCAGAAAATGAAGTATACTTACTATCACTAATTATTGATATAAATGTTATAAGTCCTGTGACTATAACATATGTCAATAATCTGAAATAAAGAGATGGAATTCTCATATAATTATTTATCATAAAAATATGAACCCAAATAAAAAAAGTGGGTAAGATTTCTCTTACCCACTTTACACTTTCAGACTAAATATGGACTACAATATAGTTACACTTTTCTTTTTACCTTTAAGATTTAAGGATTCTGCTCTAATTGTCAATACACCATCAACATGAGTAGCCTTTAATGATTCAGGATTTAAAGATATCGGAACAACAATCATTCTATCATAGATTTGACCATTAGATCTAGTAGCTTTAATAAACATAATATCATCTTCAATATTAATTGAAGTATTTGTTTTATTAGTGCCTGGCAAATCTAAAGAACACACATATGTTCTAGTAGTATCGTCATATTTAAATCCATCCTTAATAAAGGCATTAGGATTAAAAGTATTTCGTGTTGGGAATATAAAATCAATATCGCCTAGTGTCATAAGTATTAATATAATATCAGATTTGTTTTGGAAGTCAACGATTAAAGTTCAATACCACCAAATTCTGAGATATCTACTTGAGTATTTCTGGCACCAATCTTATAGGATGTGATTCCAGTTTCTTGAGGAGCAACTTGTACTTTATCAGAGTTCATGAACATATCATACCAAGAGCCTAGAGGATTCTTTTTCGTATCAAATATCTTTTTATATCCTAGAGAGGTTAGGCGATTATTTGCTAACCATTCTACATATGATTTTAGAATTTGTGCATTTAATCCTAGTAATCCACCATTAGAGAATAGATAATCTGCCCATTTCTTTTCGGTTTCTACAGCAATACCGTAGGCATCATAAATCTTTTGTTCATTAGCTTTAACGATATGTTGGAATCCTTCATCTTCATTATCTCTTAGATAAGTTAATACATTTTGTGTAACAGCTACATGAAGGTTTTCATCTCTGGCAATTAATTTAATGATTTTCGAATTACCTTCCATTTTACCTTTTGCACCAAAGAAGAATGAACAAACAAATGATGTATAGAATGCTAGACCTTCTGTGATTTGAGTTGATAATAATGAATGAAAGATTTCAGTTTTGATATCATTATTTTGGCCAAACAATTTATCATATTCTTTCTTGGCTTCATCTGCTCTATGACAAATTTCTTTATCTTGAAGAATACTATCCCAGAATACGCTTTCATCAGGGAATACATTTTTTAGAATATGAGAGTAAGACCTACTATGAATATTTGATTCAAAGAATGCCCATACATTCATTGCTGCTTCAAGTTCTGGATTGCTAACATGCTCAGACATTTTAAATATTGAACGAGATAGCATCGAATCTGTCATGGTTTGCCATTGTAAATTTTTATCAAATACGAATCTTTCACTATCTGACAATTCCATATAATCTGTTCTATCTTTTAACAAATTAACTTCTTTTGGTCTCCAGAAGTATTCTTCCATGGATTCAGCTAAATCATATAGTTTAGGATATTTTAATTTATCATATCTTTGTAATGATAAATCTTCTCCAAGAAACAATGGTTGGAATCTAGTATCTACATTATTTTTATTAAGTACAGTTTTCATAATATTACAAAGTACAAGCTCCTCCAGCGCATCCAGAATCACCAGATGCTGATTGTTTATCTCCATCGGACGTATTCGAATAATATAAGGTTTTTAATCCCATCGAATATGCATGAAGAATATCTTTAATGACTACTGCATCAGGAAGCAATCTATCTGGATAATCATCATAGTTGTAATACAAATTGGTAGATATAGATTGGTCAAACCACTTTTGAATTGCTGCTACAATATTGATTAATCCAATATTAGACTTCATCTCAAATGCCATAGTATATTTATTCTTACAAGTGGAGTAGTTCGGAACTAATACTGGTAATGTAGATTTTTTAGAAGTTTTATATGTCATTAATGACCTTACAGGTTCAATACCATTTGTAGTATTTTGAATAACAGAACTATTATGTGCTATACATCCATTGCTTAATGCATAATGATGTACGTTTTCAACTTCAATATCCCATGTTGGGAGAACCGATTCAATTTTTGCTATCTTCTTTATTTTAAGATGTCCAACAGATTTAATTACATCATCATCTTCTTCCAAATCCTCTACACGAATCCATACATTAATATCATTTCGTTTTACCAATAATTTATGATTTCCAGTAAATTTATATTTTTCACCATCTTCAAATTCTATTTCATAGATATCTTCAGATTTACCATTATAATATGCTCTTTTAACTTGATGATTTCCTTCTAAAGTTTTTACTGTAAATTCATTTGGCAATTCATACCAACCAATAGCATTTTTATCTTCAATAGTTTGAAAATCTAAACCACTATTTTTTAGAAGTTCACCTAATTCAAATATTCCATCTGGAGTTTGAATCTTTGTATCTAAAGTCTGACAACTTTCCACAGGCATTTGTGCGGTCAGAACAGAATTTCTTAAGCCATATGTAACAATATCTTTTCTTAATGATTCCCAATCTTTAGATGGTTGTCTAGTAACAACAGTATCAACTTTCTTTTTATAAGTATCAAGAGGAAGAATACCATCAGAATATTTTGTAAGATTAAACTTTTCACATGGACCTTTTTCTTTTGCTAAGTCACAAGATGAGCGCAAGAGATAGTATTGAACCTTTTCTGCAATTTCATCTGCAAAGTTTGGTGCTTCTGCATCAGTATATTTGATATTATTCTTTGCCATATAAGCAGCAAAGTTGGTCAATCCAATACCTAGTGCTCTACGCTTAGAGATAAAGTTTTCTGCTGCTGGACTAAACCATTTTTGGTAATCAATAAGTTCGTCCAACATTCTAACAATAATATCACATGTCTCCTTTAAATCATCATCATCTTTAACTTCTAAAAGATTAATAGCTGACAGAACACAGATACCAATTTCACCTTCAGGGTCATCAACATGTTTGATAGGTTTTGTTGGGAAAGTAATTTCTTGACATAGATTACTCATTACTACTCTTTCCTTAAAGGCACCATGAGAATTACAATGGTCAATATTCATTGCATAAATTCTCCCAGTTTCAGTTCTTTCTTTTACATATAAAGACATCAACTGTGATGCTTTAATTTTCTTTTTATACTTAATCTTAGAATCTTTTTCGTACATCAAATAATGTTTATCGAAATCTTCCATACCAAACGTATCAGTTAGTAATGGAACTTCATGGGGGGAAAATAATGTAATATAATCATCTTTAATGAATCGGTCGAAGAATACTTTACTGAATTGAACACTATAATCCAAGTCTCTTACTCGACTTTCATCAGTACCACCATTATTACGAAGAACTACAATCTCTTCAATATCAAGATGCCAGAATGGAATATGTACAGTACCTCCACCACCTCTTAAACCATTTTGTTGAAGTGATTTTACAGTGGCTTCATATACTTTTAGAAATGGAATCAATCCAGTATGAACTACAGTATTATTATTAATACCTGTTCCTTTTGCACGAATTCTTCCAATATTAATTCCAATACCATATCGTTGTGCTGTAGCAAAACCAATTGCAGTATTATTATGGAATAATGATTCTTTGGTATCATCAATATCAATCAAACAGCAACTAGAGTAAGCTCTAAGCTTTGTTCTAATACCAGCCATTTGAGGAGTTGGAAGATTGATTTTAAATTTAGAATATTTTGTGTAAGCTTTCTTTACATAATTCAAACGCTCTTTACCATAATTCATAAAAGAAATCATGGAGATTAGCATATAAGCGAATTGAGGAGTTTCGAATATCTTATTTGTTTTTCTATCTTGGATAAGATATTTGTCACACAATTGTTTAATTCCAGCATAGGTAAAATTATAATCTCTATCATGATTAATAACTTCACCAAGTTTATTGATTTCTTCTTCGGAATATTTGGTTAAAACATCACCATCATAAACTCCTCTTTCAACAGCAGTCTTAATGAAATCTAATAGCTTAGGGGGATTTTTACCTCCCCAAACATCTTTACGGATTTGATAGTTCAACAATCTTGATGCTACCCATTGATAGTTTGGAGAACTTTCATTGAATAGATTTGCAGCAGTTTCAATTAAAACTTTATGAATATCTTTCGTTTCAATTTTATTGACGATATTCAGTTTAGCATACATTTCAATATCAGATACAGATACTCCATTAATGTCTTCTGTAGCCCAGTTAAGAACCTTATTAATTTTCTCAACTTGAAACGGCTCAAATGTGCCATCTCGTTTTTGTACGTTAATTTCTGTACATGTTTCCATAGTTCGTTTATTTATAAAATATGAATCTCCCATAGTATCTTAAAAATGATCACCCCGCAAGTTAAATATTGTTGGATTTGAGTTTTTGTATAAACTCTACAACATCTGGGTCAGACTTCTTAATATTATCAATCTCTGAAGAATCATCATCAATCTTAAGAATCTTTTTTAAATCAATTTCATCAGATGGTTTTAAGCCTTTATCTGTTGGATTAATCTTTAGTAAATCTCTAACTTCTTGAATTTTATAGCCTCTCTTGAGAAGACTTTTTACTTGTCTAGAAACATACAAGTCGTTTATAAATTGTTCAGAACCAAACTGGCTTAGTTTTTTCTGGTAATAGTCATTGCCGACGATGATGCTTTTTCCTGTAACTACACAGGTCAGTTTATGAGACATAAACAGATGTTATCCGAAAGGGTTTTGTTTTGCAAGTTTCTTTTTACGTTTCTCTTCCTTTTCCTCTTTCTTGGTGGCTTTCACAACTTTAGCTGGAAACATTTGATTCACCAATACTGTTTGTCCTTGATTGTTCAATGATGTCTTATATGGATTAGATATAGATTTAAATGTTACAGGCATATTGCTTGTATCTATACTATAGTCCTCTATTAATTGTTTACAAATATCATTGAATGTCACGATTAATATATTTACCTTTTAATTAAATATTAGCATGGGTATATCGTATTATCTTAAAAAAGTTTATAACGAAATGAATTTGGGGCCAGCTGCTCCTCAAGAAAGTCCAGGTATGAGTTCTTGGCAGAATCCTGGTACTTCTGATGCAGGTAATAAAGGTGTACGTACTGGAGGAACATTTGATACTGCATATTCTGGAGAGGCAGTAAAGTTTCCATCTACTAATAATTTAACTGAAGAACAAGTTACAGATATTTTTAAAAAGATGGTAAAAGAGTTATTAGATAATAATAAAAATATTAGTAATGAATATAAAGAGAAAGTTAAAAACGTATTCAAAGAATTAATCTCTTAATATATGCCATTTGGAATTAAAAAAGGTAAAGGTGGATTTTTTGTTTATAATAAAAATACAAAAAAGAATAAAAATAAAAAAGCCCATAAATCTAAAAAAGATGCGATACAACATCTTAAAGCATTAGAAGCTAATACAAAGAATGAATCTACGTTTGCTGAAGTTTATCAAAAGTTAATGGAATCCTTTTTAACAAACTAATTATTAAATAATATTATGCCATCTGTAACTACATTTGCAATAAATACAGTTAGGTCAAATGGAATGTTTTTGAAGAGACTAAAAGAAACTCCACCACCGACAATCGATCAAATTGGACTTCCAATAGAACAAAAATTTAGTAATTTTATTATTGATACTAATTCTGCTGGAAATGTTGTTGTTGCAGGTTCTCCATATTTTGATCGGTATTATACAAATATAAATAATCTAAAAGTTTATAGTTTAAGTGGTACAACATGGAAACAATTAGGACAAACTATATCTACAGATACACTAAAAGTGACTGATAGAAACGATTATTTTGGAGGCAGTGTAGCTATCAATAATGCTGGTACTATTATTGCGTCTGGTGCTAGGGCAAATCCTGGAACTGGAATCTTTAGAGGTAGAGTTAAAGTTTACAAATGGAACTCTACAACATCTATATGGGATCAATTAGGGTCAAATATAAATGGAGAAAATAATAACGAGTCATTTGGAAATAAAATAACTATGAATGGTGATGGAACCATACTTGCTTCTTCAATTTTTAAAAATATAGTTAGAATATATAAATGGAATGGTAAAGAATGGATAAAATCAAGTGAAATAATTGTTAGTGCTTCAAGTGTAGGAAATATTCTTTTAAATGATTCTGGAACTAGAATATTTATAGTCACTAATGTAGGCTTGAAAGTTTATAATTTAACAGGAACAAAATGGATTCAAATAGGATCAGATATAACAAAATATATTAATCTTTATGGAAATATTTCTACAAATTCTACTGGAGACACGGTAATATATGCAGCTACAGCATCTCAGGGAGCAACAGTTTTTAAATGGAATGGAACAAATTGGATTCAAATAGGACAAGAAATAAAAACCAGTATGTGGGGTAGTTTACTATATGTTTCAATTAATTCTGCTGGAAATAGAATAGCTATTACTACATTTGGAAGTTTATACGAAGATCGTTTTTATGGTGCAAGATCTTATACTTTAATTGAAATATATGATTGGGATTCTAAAGAATCCACTTGGAAAAAAATAGTAGATACAATGAACCCACGAAAATATTGGGGAATAAGTTTTACAAATGGAATTCTAAATTCAACAGGAGACAAGATAGTTAGTTCTTCGATAAGTTTTCAGCAAACAAATGGATATAATTATCCAGCTAAAATTACAGCTTGGCAAATTAAAACATATTAACGAACTTCGTCAACTATTCCATACTTTAAACAAGTATCAGAATCTAGCCATAAATCTCTTTTCAAGATTGCATCCAATTCTTTCATTGGAATCTTTGTATATTGTTTATATATAGACTTTATGAGATTCATGATTCTTTTATTATTTTCATTCTCATCTTGTAATCTTTCAAAAGTTCCTGAGCATACAGAACTCAATTGATGTATTAACATTAAAGAGTTTTTACCTATAATTCTTCTAGCACCAGAAACACTTATTAATGTCGCAGCAGATGCAGCAGCACCTTCAACATAAGTATATACTTTACTTTTTAATGATCTAATAGTATCAATAGTTGATAATCCTGAGAATACATCTCCTCCATAACTATTAATTCTTAGATGAATAATAGGATCAAAAGTATGATTATCCATTGATACCTTTGCTTGATTTAATCTAATATCAACTTCTCTAAGTAATCTGTTTAATTCTGAACATGCTACTAAACTAATATCAGAATAAAAATATATCGTATTATCTAAGGTTCTAATTGAAGCATCAGTTGTTAATATATCAGATGTTGGATTAGAAGGCAATTCTCTTATTTCCCTCTCCGATACTTCTTCAGAAGCCCAGATTTTTCTCATGATATTATTTAGTTTATCATTAATCTTTTTCCTTTATATAGATTAATGCTCTTATATATCTTAATGATAAATCATGTGTCCAACAAATGCAAGCAGAAAATAATGGATATAGTAAAATTTTTGATCCATAATTTTCAAAATAATAGAGGAATGGTGCGATAATTACACCGCACCAAAAACCTAAACACAATGAACATTCAAATAATTCTTCTAACTTTTTACTTTTACTAATTAAAAAGTTTCTAAAGAAACTTAATATTGTTCCATACTTTAATATGAAACATAATCCTATAGTAGCTAAACTATAATATAACATTTAAATGTCTTCTTGTTTTGATAAAAAGTCTTTTAACAATTTTAGTTCTTCTTTTGTTAATTTAACTTTTCCACCGTAGTCGTCTGTGATTTGATAATTACCTGAATCTTCTGCTTCTTGGATTACAGGACAGCAGGTTTTGTTTGCACACATTTTGTAGTATAGTTTTTTTGTATTCATAATTAAATTGGTTGTTTAAATCCGTTTGATACTGGAAGGGAATTACCAGCTTCACCTCTTGAAATAGATGAAGCAAAATCTCTCATAGCAGAATTACCTGAAGCAAATCTTAATGGAATATTATTGAAAGGATGTTGGTGAGGATACACATATATAGAATATTGTGGATTTGTATAATTAGTACCATTAGCAGTTGATGCTACGCTAGTACCACCATCACTCAAAGCAAACACTGGAACTTTATCAGGCATACTCCAAGGAGCTTTTTCGGCTTGAATAGAGTTATACAAAGTTTTAATATAACTCAAATCTGCCCACCCAATAGCCGCCATTCCTCCACCACCAGTTTTTCCTTGAGGCAATAATTGGGCAAAACTACCAATACCACCACCAGTATATTGAACTTCTACAGGACATGTAATATGGTTTAAAAATACTTCTCCATCAATAAATGCACATCCATTAATTACTGCATTATTTTTAACACCAAGATTAGAATTGACTACAACTTGTTCTGGTGCTGTCATTACAAATGATGAATTACTAGTTAGATTTAAATGTGTATCACTAGTAATGTTTACATTATGATTTGATGTTAAATTTAGTTCAGCATTTCCATTTACTGACATTCTACCTTTTGTGGATATTCTTGTAGAACCTTCACTTTTAATTCCTATACCACCCGCACCAACTTTTAAATCATATTTGTTTCCAACATTCACAGAATATGTACCACAAGGGAATCTACTATTTTCCACATCTTCAACATAAGGAACTGCTTTCTGTCTTACATAAGAACCTTTAGATTCTATATCAACACCATTTGGTACGAATGTTCCTTGATAATCCATTCTAAATGATGGGAAATTATTTTCTTGCAATCCAATAATTTCTACTTTATCCTTTTCATAAGTAACTATGTTTGCTCCTCCAGATTGAATATTTTGTTCAACCTCTAACAAATCTTCTGCAACTTTGACTAGAACATCCTTGTGGTCTTTCTTATCAAATTGACTTTTATTTGTTATATCTTTTCTTTCAGCCATAATTAAACTTTTTTAACATCAAGATAATTTATTTGATCTAAACTCTTGTAGCTATTTACACTCATAGTTTTCAAATGTGAAGTCCAATCTTTCGATAAAGTTAAATCTCCCTTTTCACCACTTTTATGTTGAAAATATTTGTCATTAACATTTCCTTTTGCTTGTCCATCTTTTGTAGGGTCTGTTAATTTTCTTTCTTTATCATTAAATGCAGCAGCATGATTAAATGCTGGTGCTGCTTTTTCTACCCATTCAGTATAATATGTTTTCTTATCAGGGTCTCCAAAAGTTTGATAGACATGTCCTTCATATCTAAAATGCATATCTCCATTTACACGAACAACACTATTTCCTTTTACACTATGAAAACAATCTCCATTCACATATGTTGTTTTATTTTCAATCGCAACTTCCGAAGTTACATGATTACCAAATTCTAAAAATGAACCACTATAATGTGTAACTTTTACTTTTTCTAAGTCATCAGTTTCAACAAATTCTAAACTACCAGCTTTACTATTGAATACTGTTTTGCCTGTAAAAAAGAATGGGTCTCCATCACCTTTAATATTTTCTGATCCACCAGGATAATGTAATTCTGGATTACTATTTTGTGGATTAAAAACAGAACCCCAATCACTCTTGTCAAAAGCATAAGCCATATAGACAGGCTTATTAACATTACCATTCTCAAAAAATATCCAAACTTCAGCACCAACTCTAGGAATTGAAAACATGCCCTTAGAAGCGTTATTAAGGGCCGTAGGAGCTAATGATTGATTGTAAGTGTCACATAACCCTGTTTTGTATCCAGTGTCACATAATCCAGGTGTTCCATGAATTGAATATCCTGCTCTAGCAGGAACTGATTCTCCACTAGGAGTAATACTTTCTTCCCCAAGATTTTCAAATGATGTTGCTCCTCTATGACCTTCACCAACGGTCGCAATATCATTTTTAATATCATATACACCAGAAGTACCTCCACCCATTAATGGAGAAGCTTGTTCAACCCAAGGTAATACTCCTTTCAATTTCTCCAATACATTACTATCTAAAAATGTATTAATATTTTTACCACCAGTAAACCTAGCTTGTAGAACACTAGGCTGAACACCAATTTTACTCGCTAAGTCTGATGCAAATTCAGCAATAAAAACTTTTACTCTCCCTCTTCTTTCACAATCATTATTTTGAATTACTTTTCCTTTATAAAATCCGTAATGTTTTTCGTCGTTTGGATTTCCCATAATATATTATAATAATAATTTATTTTGCGTTGTTGCTTTTTGTACAAATTTATCATGTTTAAATACAAAATTTTCCATAACACCATCTGTCTTTAAAAGTTTACCAACTATCTTATCTGCTGTTGGACCTATTGCTTTATCTGTTTGCATTGCAATCTTTGAAGTGATATCATCCCTAGCACTAGCAGCAATACAACTAATTAAATTAGCCGCTGAATTAACGCATTGTTGTCTATCTATAATAAATGCATCCATTTGGACAACTAATTGAGCATTATCCAAAATGACATTTATTAATCCCAAATACTTATTTAAAATTCCATCAACTAATCCAAGTATTTGATTAACTCTAGATTTTACAACAAATAATACAGTAGATAAAGCAGATGCTGCTAAATCTGTTGCAAAGTTCTTTAAACCCTGCAATAACATTTGTGGGTTTTGTAATAAACCAAATATACCAGAAGCTAAACACAATGCTCCTTGTGCTGCTCCTATCATTCCTTCTATTTTTGGATTAGGTCTTATTATAAACATAAAAATATTTATATTACTATAAAAGAAATAAGGCATCACCAAAATATATCCGGTGATGCCTTATAAAAAAAATATGTAAACTATCTATTAACCTTCAATTGCGAACTTTCTTCTATTCTTTGGACCTCTATGGTCATATGATGCTGAACCAAGATTTACTTGAGCATTTGCACTTAAACTTACAGTATCTGTTCCAACAACTCTTTGTAGAGGCATCATTCTACTATCAGATAATACTAATGCCATTTCAGCAGCATTACCAAAAGCTTTATCAGCTGATAATACAGCATAAGTTACTGAATTAGCACCTACAACAGATAATGTTGCATAGGTAGCTGTCTTTGTAAATCCAGTTGGAACATTATAACATACACCAACAACAGTAGCTGATAATGATGTCAATTTTAATCCTGCTGGATTTAAGAAATGTATTTCGTGAGTTGTATTCTTTGTTCCACTTAGAGTATAACCATTTGTTGTAAAAGTTAAATCTCCGGGTGTTTCCGTAGTACTTAAGAATACCATGTTAGTATAATAATTCATACAATTATTTATTTCAACTAGCCTAATTTTCTGAGTTATTTACTATAAATATAGTTATGGACTTTAATACGTTAATCAGCAGAATGGAGTATCTTCTAGAGAAATCAAATTCAAGATGTACAAAATCAACTAAAAAAACATCTTCAACTAGAAAAGGAAAAAAGTGGATGAAGTGTGTTAAATCTGGAAGTGGTTATAAAAGAGTACATTGGGGACAAAAAGGTGTTAGAGTAACTGGTAAATCTGGTAATACTAAACGTAAAAAGAGTTTTAGAGCTAGACATAAATGTTCATCAGCTAAACCAGGAACACCACGTTATCAAGCTTGTAAAGACTGGTAAAATATTTAATATAAATAACTTATATAATATAGACACATTTAATTTTTAATAATTAAAAACAAAAAAGCCGCAGAAAAATCTGCGGCTTTTTTTATATCCTTAATTTCTAAAATCTTAGAAATATATCGATTGATTACCAGGAGTGAATGCAACACCGAGGTTTTTAACGATGATAGTGTGATAATAGTTTGATGCACCAAAGATATTATCGACAACACCGTAACGGGTGAGCAATCCAACGCGAGGAGCGAAATCGTTAGGACCGATTGTTCTCTGAACCATGACTGGGATGTATGGGCAGTAGATGATACCGCTATCGTAGAATTCTGAACCCTTGTATCCAAGGAGAGCATATTCAACTCCAGTTGCTGAGGTTCTTGTTGAACCGCCAGAACGGGCTTGATATCCTTGATCACTATAGAGTGTATCATTCTGAGCTTCTGTGCGTGTATCACGGTATACGGTAAAGCGACCACCGACTGTACCAACTTTGGCTACGCCAATTGGTTGGGTGTTTACGTTGCTTTGTACTGTTACCCATTGGAATTCAGGCAACATTTCGAAAATGGCGCAAACGCGAGGAGTAGCAACAATGAAGTTTGCAGGTCCACGACGATTTCTTACTGCCATACGATTTGCTTCGATGATAATTCTTTGGTAGAAATCACGATTACGTTCTACTAACCAGCGTCCATCAGCGGTAGCAGGTTCCCATGTTGAGTAACCCTTCTTAAGACCGCCATTGAGTGAGGTTTGAATCATGCGAATAATCATTTCGCGATCAATTTCTGCTTGGATTTCATACGCCATAGCGGTTGTAATCTCAGCATCAATGTCGATACCATTCATATTCTTAAGATCTTGCTCAAGTTCAATTGACCAACGAGCACCTAATCTACGAGTACCTGCTTCAACAGAGGTTTTCTCGAAACCGATTTCTACGGTAGGAATGTTAGCACTGATTTCGAAATTCTTAAGAATTTCAGCAACACCTTGATCTTGTGCAGCAAATTCCCAGTCGGAATTACCACTGAGTGCAGCACTTGAAGTACCAGTGAAGCGAGTATCAAGATGTTGATATCCTAATTCTCTTGGAGCACCATTAACTCCGATTTGGCTTCTAGAACCAGATGATGGTTCTAAAGTACCACCAGAAGCTGCTGGAGCGTCTTGGAAGTTACCACCTAAAGTTCCAGAAGAATACTTATAACGAAGAGCGAAAGCTAGTCCAACTGGACCATTCATTGGTTGAACACCAACGATTTCGTTAGAAATAAGTTCTGGGAAGGTACGGCGAATCATTGGGATAAGAATCTTTGGTAAACGATTATCGCCAGCGGCATAACCATCTGAATTACCAAAAGATCCACCAGTTGAACCGTAAGCAGCACCACCAGGTCCAGTACCAAAGATACCGCCTTGTGTTGTTAATCCTGCTTCTTCAATGCACCAACGCTCTTGGTTCTCAAGTAGAATTGCTGTGCTAAGACGGAGATGATCGTCTTCGATTGGTGATACATTCTTAGAAGAAAAGTCTAGAACTGTACCCCACTTTTCGACGAGCAAATCTGCTCTGTCTCTATCAATATACGCTTGTGTAGGTTTGATTTGTTTCATATTTTTATTTTTTCTAATTTTCGACCTCATGCATTTACATGCAGGTTCTCAAGTATTATTTACTTCTACCAAATATTTTTTATGCAGTCCTGATTAATATTTTCTCAATTCTGCCATGTAAGCTTTGGTGTGATCGTCATCTTCTTGTGTAGATTCGGAAATGATATCATCTTCTTGTTGTTCATCTTGAGGAACAACTCTATCGCTTTTTACGCGACGTGATTCAAAAGCCTCTTCTTTCAAGACACTTAGACGTTCTTCTTCTTTCTTATCAAAAAGACTGATTGTATAATCTAGATTTTCTTGGATAAATTCTGGTGATTTACCTTCGAATACTCTACGAGCATACGCTTTCTTTTTGTCTGAAAGAGTTGCGGTTTTTTGTTCTAAGATAAGTTCGCACTTAATTTTTTGTACGGACTCTTTTAGAACAGAAAGTTCTTTTTCTAATTTTGCTTTTGCTTGTTTACCTTCTTCAATTTGTTGCTTACCATCAAGCAAAGCACCTCTAAAAGCATTACTCATTAATGCAGTATCTACTGCTAATGTTTCTTTAAGATTTGTTAATAGAATCTTAGCATTTTGATTTTCTACTGCTTCACGAATTTCTTGTTGTGGAATCTTTTCATCAATATAAAGTTCCATGAAATCTGAAATTTTGTGTACTAGTTCTTCTTTA